CAATAGTCCAAAGGTTAATACCACGATTAGCCCACTCAATCGTTAATAGATTAAGGCTTCGTCTAGCGGTTCTAAAGTCATATCCAGTTCTTAATTCTAATCCACAACGTTCAAATGCCTCCTCAATGAGGTCATTCATGTTTAGATTAAATAAGCTGGTTCCTGTAGTTTCAGCCATTGTTTACCTATTTTTGCAAAATACGCAAATTTTTAAGCTTTTTGATAATTTTTTGCACAAATTTCTTAATCATATGTACCCCTATTTCTTAGCTGTTTTAGCAGCTTGTTTAAATTGTTTTGCGGTTGGTGCACCTTTAGCGCCAGGCTTACGCATCTTCTCACCAGAGCCCGCAGCTATACGTGCCTTCTTTGCGTGAATATTGGCATAGAGTCCGACCTTGCCACCTTTAGCGTATTGAGTAAAGTCCGTATCATCTCTACGGGCTTTCTTTTTACCCTTAGGCATTTTAGATGGGGCTATATCGCCCATACCACGAGAAGCTCTCATTATGCTCTCGTCTTTCCACGAATAGCACAACCATCAGCACGTTTAGAAGCTGAAGATACTTTGCCACCTTTTTTATAATTCTCATCAAACTTTTTAACTTCTGTACTTGTATCATACATAGCTTTATTTTTACGATAAGCATTAGGGTCTTTCATTTCTTCAACCTTCATTTGCTTCTCTTCAATCTTAGCTTTTTGTTCACCAGAAGGAGGAGTAATATCCTTAACAAACTTCTTAATTTTTTCCATGATAGCCATGATTAAATGATCCTGCCTTTAGATTTACCTTTAACAGCAATACCATTAGCTTTTGCTAATTGAGATGCTTTACCACCAGAAGCGTAGCATTTACCACCTGATTTAAGTGATAACTTAGTACCTTTACCGCCTTTGTGTTCTTGCATGTCATGTTGCTTCATAGCTTTTTTAATCATTGCTTTATCTTGCGCTTTATCTGATTTCATAGTTTCTCCACCTTTTTTCATTGTTGGCATTGCTGGTGCAGCAGCCATAGCAGCCATTGGATTAACAGCTGGTCTAGCTACTTCTGGGTTTACAGCTAGTGCTGGGCGCTTCATTGCACGTCCCATCATCATAGCCATTCTTGGGTTTGTTGATTTCTTTTTCATAATTTGTCCTTAGTTACATTTCCAACGTTTTAAAGAAGCTGCTTTACGAGTAGGTCTGCCTTTTTCATCTTTCATGGGTCCAGGCATTCCAGACATTCTTGCACAGAAAGATCTCTTACGAGCACCACCTTGTGGTTGTGGAGCTTTTAAATTAGATCCTGTAGCAGCGTTATATTTAGCACGCCCTTTAGCAGTTAATCCAGCACCTTTAGATACGGGTAACTTCTCACCACGTCCTACAGCTAAAGATACACCACCTTTTTTAAACTTCTTACCTTTGTCAGATTCTGCAAAGTCTTTACCTACCGATTGAGGTATACCAACTTTTTTAGCAAACTTAGGATTATGAGCAACTGCTGTCATAAGCTTATGTTGAGCTTTAGATTTACTTGGCATTACTTACCTAACCAGTGAGTTACCATCCAGCTTATAACGCCTGAAAGAACAGTAGCAATAGCGATAAATACTTTCCAACCGCCTTTAATTTCTTCTAAAGTCTTTTCAATACTATCAAGACGTTTTTTTAACTGATCCATATCTTCCATAATAGTATCTACGTCAGATTGAATATGTTTAATTTCTACACCGTGTTCCGCTAATTCACGTTCGTTGCTCATATATTATCCGTAATATATTTGAGTAGCTTCTACGTTTGACATATAAGCATAAACGCCATTAAGTACACGGACGCCTTCGCCTGGAATAATAGGAGCATTGTTATATGTATCGCCTGCAGAAACATTATAAGTTAATAACCATTTTGTAGAATACACTGCTGCTGGAGTAGCTGTAATTGTTCCAGTATTGATATCAGTTAAAGTAAAAGTATCAGCGCCTGTTCTAGTAATTGTGTAATTACCGTCTGTAGCTGCACCACCTGTGCCTGATTCAAAATGAATGCCAATAACGTCTCCTGTATTTAATCCATGAGCTACTTTAGTTACAGTTACAGTTGTACCTGAACGACCATAAGTAACACTAGATGAAACTGGCGTTGTTAGTGTATCAAATAAAACTACATATCCCGCAGTAGCTGTACCTACATATGACACACCTTTAACACGAGACGGGAATTTTATTAGGAATCCACTTTGATCTATGTGACCTTGTTTTACATCATATTGCATTGCCATAATTAATCTCCTTAAGTTATAAAGGGGGCTAAGCGCCCCCAGTGATTAATTAAACAGCTGCGCTAAATGGTGTAGCTGGTGTACCAGAACCTACTAAAGATCCTTGTACTAAATAATAACCAGTTGCAAGGTCAGTTACTTGAACGTATGAACCAATTAAACCACCTGTTGTAGAACCATTCATTGTGATTGTATCTGAAGCTGGAAGAGTACTGAATACAGTACCTGTAGTACCAGCAACTGATGAGAAGCCATTCATAACGTCTGTTGAGTTAGCTACTTGAATTTTGTAACTGTTAGATGTAACAGATGTTGCAACTTCAAATCTGTAAACAGCGTTTGAACCTGTAGCTGCTGGAAGAGTAACTGTGATACCAGCTGCACGGCTTAGGTTGATTGTTTGACCATTGTATGCAGATGCTGTTACTGTTAATGTTGATGCTGTAACTGTTGAATTAACGCCTGTGCCAGTAATAAAACCAGCTGTAGAGGTCACTGGACCCGAAAAGGTTGTTGATGACATAATAATTTTCCTTCATATAAAGTTAAGTTTATTAGTCTTATATGCGTCTGCCAGGACAGTCTAATAAACCAGGTTGTTCCTGGATATGTTTATTTTACAATACTTTTGCCTGTAAACGCTAGTATTTTCACGTTTACTGGCAAATAAAAAAGGCCCTCCGAAGAGAGCCTTTTCCATCATCAAATGCTTAATTAAGCACCTGGTGAACCGAACATACCTAACGGATCTGACCAACCGAATGAATAACGTTCACGTGATTTATAACGTACGTTACCTGTATCGAAGTCACCGTCCATTGAATTGCTTAATGGAGTACGAACAAAGTGTTTCATACCATTAGGAACGTCAGTTGTTAAATACCAACCGTTAGCGTCTGTCAAGAAGTGGTTAATTGTATAACCTTCTGGGATAGAGCCATTGTTCTTAATAGCATTGATATCATTGTCAGCAGTACCAACACGTAACTCAGTTTCCAATAAGCGAGTTGCAACGAATTGCAATGCTGGTGGAACGATAAGTTTTTTAGGTTTAGCTGCAATTAATAGACCACGCTCATCAGTCCAAGCTGCGATTTGAATAACTGCATTTTCCAATGAAGTTTCGTTCAAGTCAGCTGCTGTAGCTGGAGTGTTACTATTAACGCCACCTGAAACAAGTGGATGAGCAGTGCTGAATAAAGCAACACCATCACCACCTGTGTATGAAGAACTGAAGCCGTTATTAATAACTGCAGCAGCCTTCACTTGTTTTGTGTAAGCCATAGCTCTTGCTAAAGCCTTTGTGTAACGAGCAGATAATGAATCATATAAGTTATCTTCAATAGCTTCTTCAGTTAAGCTGAAGCCAAGGGAGATAGTTTCGTGATTGTATCGTGCTGTCCAAGCTTCTTGAGCATTGTCATAAGCGATGGCTGTGCCTTCGTTTTTAACTGGTGCTGCTGAAAAGCCTGAAAGTTTTGTTTCTTCTTCAAATGAACGCTCAGAAGTCTCTGTTTCGTAGATTTCTTTGTGTTCTTGACCGTAAGTTGCATATTCTAAACCGAATAGCGCATTAAGTCCTGGTAATAGCTCTTTAAGGAGCTGTGCACGTGAAATAGCCATGTTTTATTCTCCTAGTTAAGCTGTGTAAGTTGTGCCTGTAAGGGCAGTCAACTGTGGGTTGTTAATCTTCACAATTACTTCAGGATAAACTAAAGTAGTTGAAACGTAGTATGCAGTATCTGGAACTAGACCAACAACTCTCCATGGGAGTGTAGTTGTATCACCAGCACCGTTAGCAGGTTTAACAATAGATGCTTGTGAATCGCCTGTTGTTGTAGAACCTGTACCGTTTTGGATCTCAGCTACGTTAGTACCTAAGATAGTTGCATTAGCATATGTTACTGTGCCAGCTGTGCCAGATGTTGTTACTGCTACTTTGAATGAAGCTGAAGCATCAACCACTACATAAGCAATAGCGTTAGTTACGCTAGTACCTGGATAGTATTGAGCTTGAACTGTTTGACCTGATGAATTGGTATATTGAAAACCAGTTACCACGCCAATAATTGTACCTGTAGTTGTAGCACCAGATAACTCTATTGTACCGCCCGCTACGAGTTTAACTGAAGCACCGTTATAAATTGCAGTATTGTAAGATCCGCTGATTGGATACTGTAAAGTAGCGCCAGCGTATGGAATACCATCATAACGTTGAATCGGTTTAAAGCCATAGGGTTTATCAATGGTTGGATAAGCCATATTTAAAACTCCTTAAATTAATAAAATTAACCTTTGCCAAAACTAGTCGTAGACTTTCGCTCATTAAAGAGAGGCATTCTAGGATCGTTTTGACGCATAAGATTATTATCAACAGCGTCTGTTTGAGATTGCGTTTGCTTCTCATAATATTCTGTTCTTTGTGCGACTAATTCAATAGGTGTCTTACAAAGTAATAATCCGCCAATCTCAATGTTGTCTTTATAACGACTATCGGGATCAACTAACAGTTGAAACTTAGGTTGCTCTTCTGCTCTTACAGGTTCCCAGCCTTCTCTAAGTTTAGAACTGAGATTGCGTGGGTCTGCTGAGTTCAGCATTGAAACTCTAATCCATCTGTACGCAAAGCCAGCTTGTTTGTCTGGTTCTGGTAACAATTCAGGAGCTTGCCACTGTTTAGGGCGCTCATCCTGTTGACGGTTATCTACTTCACGGGGAATTCTATTTTCAGCCATTTTGGGACTCCAATTTAGTTAATTCCAGCGCATATTGCTCTGGAGAAAGTTTGAACTTCTTAGCCAAAGCTAATTGTGTCTGCGTCAGTCTAATCTTTTTTGGGGATGTAGAACGAGTAGCAGGCGCTACTACCGTTGATGGTTTTTTAACAGAGTCTTTGGTCTCTGAGTTATTTTCGCCAGCGAATTTCTCTGGGAATCTTTTCTTCATTTCGGTATCTATAGCGTTCCAGTATTGATCAGAGCCAGTTGTGACTCCATCACGTTCTAGTCGTCTATGAATACCCATTGCGAGGAAACTCATATCGTCATCAACACCATACCAGCTGTTTTTGTCCAACCAGGATTGGGTTTTTGAATCCAATCGTTGCGGTTGTTGTGACTGTTCTGGTATTTTTACCTCATTTTCAGCTGTTTGTAAAGCACTTTCATCATATTGAGGTCTATAAGACTCAACTTCATGAACTTTAAACTTAGCTTCTGTGAGTTTTTCTTGTGCATCTACAACTTTATCAGAATCACCAGAATCATATGCTTCTTTATAAGCGATTCTAGCAAGCTCTAATTGTCGTTCTGCACCTTCTTTAGCGTTAGAAACGTATACTTTTTCACCTTCTGTTAGACGGCCTCTAAGTTTTTTAGTTTCTTCTACTAATGATTGTGCTACACGAATTGCTTCTTGTTGCTCACGTAATGCTTGTTCTTTTTCTCTACGCTCATCATTAATGAGTTTTTTCATTTGAAGTAAACGTTGTTTAGCTTCTTTTGAATACTGTTCAAGATCATCATTTTCAATGTCTTTTACAATTTCTTCTGGTAGTGGTTGAGCATTCTTTTGATCTTCTTCAGGACGATCATCCACTATTTCAATTTCAATCTTTTCTTCTGCAGATGCTTCTACTTCTGGTGTTTCATTTTCCATTTCATCTGGAAATTTAAAATCATCATCAGCCATGTTAATTCTCCTTAAATACGACTAATGCCACGAGGATCTTCTACGATACCTTCGACACTATCATCATTAATTATTCGGAATTCCCTGTTATGAATCTTCAAGCGTGTGCCTGAATTAGGGCGGGCTAATATGAAGTCACCAACTTTACACCAAGGACCTGTAGGAAATCTTTTTTCATCCTTGTAGCAATCTGGACCCATTTTAACTACAAAGAATACTGTAGATAAAACTTCTTCATTTCTCATTGTTTCAGAGGATTTAATTAATCCACTGTCAAACTTGTCATCTGCTTCTGGAATCGCACATAAGATACGATATCCTGATACTTCTGGTAACTGCTTTGCTTTTTCCTCATCCGTTTGGGGAAGAGTTGTTGCTTGGTTTACATCATCGGGTTTTGAGCCGATTAGTATTTCACTCATCTGAGTTCTCCATTTGTTTTTTTAGGTCTTGAATGTATCTTCGTGTAGAAAGTAGACCTGATATCTTTCCGCATATATTTTGGTATTCAGAGTAGTCTTTGGCTACACCAGTACCTAAATGTTCTTCTAAATTTCTTACTTGTATATCTATTTCTCTTAATATTACTTCGTATTCATTCATTTATTTTCCTTGTTTGAAGGTTGTTGTTTTTGTTTTTCTTGCATAGACATTTGAGCTTTTGATCTGCCAATATCTGAACCTAATCTAAAGCCTTCCATCTTTTCTTTTGAAGCAATGTTAGCTTTTTCTGCTTGAGCTTTAGCTGTTACTTGCATACCAGCAATTTCTTTCTGTGCTGATATACGAGCTTTCTCTAATTCAAGTTGATCTGCTTTTGCTGCCGCATCAATTTGCATTTTCTTCATCTTGTTTTCACCTTCTTTCGCTTTTAA